CGTATGTGTAGGTACCAGTATGTTTGAGTAACACACGTTTGTCAATCCAAACTTGTCCACCTAGATCTCTCCAGTTTTCACAAAAGGTCCAATCTTCTGAATAGTAACGACCTTCTCTAACATCTGTATCAAAGAATGTACGCATGTCTTTGTTGAGTGCAGGATCTAATCCTATGTCATTGGTAAAAGGAATAGTTGCAGGATGATCAACTAATTTTGCAAACACATGTCTTTTGATCAACATAAAACCTGTACCAGTCTTGCTGACTTCTTGTAGTCTACCCAAGTCTTCTGTAGCACCACCTTCAATGCCATTTACACACCATTTAACTGGCAAACCTTTTAGAGGATACATACCACCAATCACATCTTTGTCATGATGTAATAGTAGTAAAAGATGCCATGGTTCCCAACCAATGTCTGAATCAATAAACATTAGATGTGTGCTTTCTGGATTGCTTAAAAATTTTGCAACCATGGTATTTCTTGCACGTGATATCAAACTTTCGTTTGTGAGTGTTTCTACAGTATAGTCAATGCCCAACTGTCTTGCAGTATTAGACCAACGTATAAAACTCATAAAAGTTGATTCTGTTAACTGTCCTCCATAACAAGGCATACAGATATGAACTTTAGTTTGTTTAAGTTTTTCTATATTGACTTGAACCTTGTTTGGATCTTGTGCATCTACTTGCGAGTTCTCAGTAACAATTTCGTCAGTGGTTTTTATTTCCTCGGCCATTGGTTCCTCATTGGTAAAATTATATAGGTATTTAATGATTTAACAGTAGTGGCTTTAATTTATCTTATATCACCGACTGTTAGTCCGGTTGTGCGTTTGCCTTTGATTAGGTCATTGAATGTTTGTACAAAAACTTCTTTCTGAGTGATTTTTTTATCTATTAGCTTTTGTATGTCAGTGTCTTTGCGTAGATAGATTTCCATAAACTTTTTTGCCATTTTTGGAGTAACTTCTACTTGTGTGCCATCATCAAATTTGATTGGAAATTTTTTTACATCATCACGTCTGGCAATATTGTCTAACACTCTAAGTGGACGACTTTGAAATACATATTCAACTACCATTTCATCTTCAGGCAAGTAGTCTTCATTTGAGATATCAATTTCAACATCTTTTTTTATAGGTCGATTGCCACGTTTGTTCTTGAAACTTTGATACTGCCTTAGTGCTGACACAAGTGATTCCATAGCACCTGATTTGTAAATCACATATTCAAGATTATCGTAGTTTTCATCTTCTAGCATGTCTGATAGTGTGCGTAACTTATCTGCAAGATTGCTTTTGATTGACTGTTCACTGTGTGACCCCATACCACCTGCTGGTAATATGCTTACTTCATTGTCTTTTTGAATTATTTTAGTTTCTTTTACTTTATGCTCTGAATCTTTCATGAGCTCGCCATCAGGCATCACATGATAGCCTTTTGGAATTGGCTTGCACTTTTGACTCTGTCTACAGTAGTATTCGCCTGGACCACACTTTTTATCTTCTTCAATTGATCCCATTGACATTGATACAGGTTGTTTGTTGCCTAGCACAGTGTTGAATATTTCAATTGCTTTCTTTACCATTGGTTTTGAATTCATTGGGTAGAGATTTACAATGAGATCTTCTTTTTCATCATCACTCATGGTTGGCCATTTGCTACGTATTTCTGTAGCACTGGTCATGCCTGGCCCAAACTGAACTGTAGGCAAGTAGGTCATGAAGCCATGTTGTTTCATGTTTTCTGGCTTGTTGCGTTTTAGTGGTTGTAGATAACTTGCACTTCCATCTTTTTTGAATCCACCTGGTAATGGTGATACGCCACTGTCCTTGTCACTTCGAACAAAAATTAGTTGGGTTGTTTCTGGATCATACAAATCTGTGATTTCTCGTGGTTGGAACGGCGACTTTACTTGCACAAATCTATGTGCAGGAATACCTGCTATACCAGCAAGTGTTTTCTTTAATTTAAAAGGAAATGGTCTTGAACTTTTATCATCTGTAGCGGCAATGAATACATCTGCCTTTGGAAACTGTGCAACCGCTGCGTCATACAATGCTTTGTGCCCTGCGTGAAACGGATGAAACCCTCCTGGTATAATAACTAATTTTTTTAATGCCATTTTTATTCCTAGTAACTCATTGTGATTGGACCAATTTCGCCATCAGTAAAATCAGTTACAACTGCTCTGACCCATGTAAATTTTCCATATAGAGTAATGCTTTGGTCGGTTGTAATTAAACTAGAACCATCTGCACTATCATTTGGAAAAGTGTATGCATCAAACCAATCTGTGGCTTGTGCATATGGAATTTCACCTGTTGGATCAGATGTTTTTGGATCATTATCAAGGCTGGCTTGAACTATTACTGTTCCAGGAAAGTCATTGCACTGAAATCTAATCTGTTGACTGTTACCTTGTCCGCCATAATAGCCTACACCTTTTTGTCTAGTTCCTACAATGGTTGCAGGTGTACCTAGTTCATGTGTTGTTTGTGCTATAAGTTCAAGACTGCTAGATTTCATGTTACTCTGCTTTTAATACTTCTACCAGAACAGGTCCGGGAGCACCTTCACTAGCAAGTTGTGTTATAACTTGTTCTAGTTGTGAGATCACTTCTTGACTTAATAATTCTCTACTAGGAGAATCGTCTTTTACCAGTTCGCTTACTGTGATTGCTATTGATGTTGAATTTATCTTTGCCATGCTGTTATTTATCCGTTCCTATTCTTGTGTTTCATTGACAGTTACAATACCATTTGTGTCTATGTAAGCATCACTGGGTGAGCCTTTAGGTTTAACATCAAGTGTAATTCTTGGACGTTTGCCTTTAAACCATACGTCAGCAGTTACATGAACATTTTCTAGTTTTTCAAAAAGTATCTTTTTACTCAACGGCACTTTGATAATTTCGTCAATCTTTCTGCCCAATGGTCTTGCACCCATTTTAGGATCATATCCAACGTCAACAAGATAGTCTACCATTGCTTCTGTTACAATAATATTAATATTTTTGTGTTTGAGATTTGCTCTAAGTTCGTTGATGAATTTTGCAACAATTTTTTTGATTGCCAATGGTTCTAGTGTTTTGAACTTGACTGTGAGGTCCAATCTGTTGCGTAGTTCTGGTTTGAAAAAATCTTTAACGGCTTTGTCTTCGCTGCCAGTACGTGCAAGTTCTTGACCAAATCCAATGTTGTTGTTTTCGTTGTCTCTTGCACCAAGATTTGATGTTAGTATAATAATACAATTTTTTACATCAACAGTTTTGCCATTTGATCCTGTGACCTTACCTTCATCCATCATTTGTAGAAATATGTTTGCTACATCTGGATGGGCTTTTTCAATCTCATCAAACAACAAGACACTGTAAGGATTTTTACTAACATCTGAAATCAGTTTACCACCGCTAAGTGTGCTATCATCATAGCCAACAAACCCTGGAGGTGCACCAAGTAAACTGCTAACTGTGTGTTTGTCTTGATATTCACTCATATCATAACGCAACAGATGCATTTCTAAATTGTTACTTAACAGTTTAGCAAATTCAGTTTTACCTGTGCCAGTAGGACCAAGAAATAAAAATGCTCCCATTGGACGATTTGGTGTGCTTATTCCTGCATAGTTTACATAGAGCCTTTCAAGTACTTCGTCTACCACATGATCCTGTCCAAAAAGTTTTTCTTTGATGTTGTTATCTAGGTTTTGTACTTTTTCACTAGCATCACTTGCTACTTTTGTTTCTGGAATATTTGCAATTCTTGAAACTTGTTTGTCAATTAAATCTTCGGTAATAACCAAACCTTCTTGATCTTTCACACGTTCAGTTGCACATGCTCCATCTATTAGGTCTATGCTCTTGTCTGGATTTTTCTTGTCGTGCATGTATCTAGTTGCTAGTTCGACAGCTTTTTCAATAGCACCTTTGTCTATTGCTACATTGTGAAACTTTTCTAATCTAGGACGCAATCCTTCTAGTATCTTTACGGTGGTTTGTTTGTCAGGTTCATCTATGCTGACTTTGTAAAAACGCCTCATCAATGCACGATCTTTTTCAAAACTATCGTAGAATTCTTCCCATGTTGTACTTGCAATTACTTTGAGATTGCCTTTGGTAATAGCAGGTTTAATCATGTTGGAAAAATCCAAACTGCTTCCACCTGTGGAACCAGCACCTTTCATTGTGTGTGCTTCGTCGATGAAAAGTATACAGTTCTTTTTTGATTCCAATGCCGCTATTATATCTTTTAGTTTTTCTTCAAATTCACCACGATACTTAGATCCAGCAAGCAAACTACCTATTTCTAAACCCCATACTTCAAAGTTTTTAAGAAACTTTGGTACGGTATTGTCTTTTATTCTAGTTGCCAAGCCTTCTGCAATAGCAGTTTTTCCTACGCCAGGATCACCTACCATTAACACATTGCTCTTAAATCGTTTTGCAAGAACTGTAACAATTTCTTCAATTTCTGTTTCACGACCTATAACTGGTTCAAGTTTGTCTTCATTGGCTAGTTTGCTTACATTTATACAGTGTTCCTCGAGTATTTCATTTGCATGTGAAACTTCAATTCCGTCTTTTGATTTACCACTGTATGTTTGTTGCCAGTGCATGACAAATTCTTGTTTGACAAGTCCATGTTTAAGCATATAGTAGGCAGCGTGACTGTTAGTTTCAGCCATTATTGCCAGCCATAAATCGATGGTCTCCATGCTTCGTCTACCACCAAACATAACCTGTGTCAATGCTCTATTAAAAACTCTTTCCAGTGCATTGGTTTTTCTTGGGTCACCTTTGACAGGGTTGCTTACCAGCATGGTTTGGGAATCAATATATAAATTTAAATCTTCAATAATTGCATCAGAACTAGAACCAAAAGACTCGACACATCTTTTGAATTTTGGATACTGCACAAGTGCTAACGTAAGATGTTCAATTGTTACATAATCGTGTTTCTTGTCTTTAGCAAGTTTATGTGCAGTTGCAAGTATTTGTTCTATTTCAGGACTGTGTTGCATAATTCTCCCTTGTGTTTATATTTATTGAGTGTGTTTCTTAATAGCACGAATTATTTCATCAGGAATGTCTACAGGAATCTTTGCATTTATTTTTACAAAGATATCTCCAGGATTATGACCAATTCTCTGCACACCACATGATGCAAGACGCATGATACTGCCTGGGTTGGTTCGGGGTGCAATATTTAAATTAAAATTACGTCCTATAATGTCTGTGATTTTTATATTACCGCCAACAACTAGTGTCCAAAGGTTAACATCTTGTTCCGTATGCATATCGTTGCCATGACGTTGCCAACGTGGATGAGGTTTCAAGCGATAGTGTATTACCAGATCTAAGCCGCCTGGACCAAGTTTTGGATAACGTATGTTTTCACCATCAACAACGCCTGGAGGAACATCTACTTCGATTGTATTTTGTCCAGCCTGCATCTGTAGTGCAAGAGTTCTTTTTCCACCTTTAACTGCATCTTCTAAATCAATTGCCATTGTTATTCTTGCATCTCTTGGACGTTGTGGTCGATTCGGATTCATTCGTTGTCCAAAGATGTTGAATATTGTGTCAAAATCAAAAGGCTGCCCTTGCGACTGCGAAAAGCCAAAACCTTGTTTTTGTGGATCAGCAGTTCCATAATGGTCATACGCACTGCGTTTTTGAGGATCTTTCAGCACATCATACGCATTACTAATCTCAGCAAATCGGTTAGCATCTCCGCCACGGTCAGGATGATGTTGTTTGGCTTTTTCCTTGTAAGCTCGCTTGATAGTATCAGCAGTTGCATCTTTTGCAACGCCCAATATAGTATAAGGATTCATAGTGTATTGTATTACTTTTCTTTGCTTTTGTCAAGCTCTTCAGTTACTGCGTTTTCATAGTATACAATAATTTCAGATTGTTGTTGCAAGTATCTTTTGATCTCAGCAAGGTTCAATGCAAGATTTTCGTAGTCTTTCATGCTAAGTGCAACAAAGGCAAGTTCACCATAAACTGTTGTAAACTCTTTTACAAACTCCTCGTAGTTGTCTTTGGTGACTACGAACGTTCTGGTATCAGTTAACTGTACTGCTTTTGGGCGAGCTACTGTTGGTATCTTTATCTTCTGTACCTGGGTTACTACTTTCACTTGTGGTTCCTGCATCAGACTCGTGCAACCACTTAGGAAGAGGAGGCTGGTTAATGTTACCAGTATCACCCATAAACTCACGCCATAACTTTGCCGTTGCGCCATTCATTTTTCCTTCTAATACTTTTGCATCTTTTAATGCTTCGACTACTAGATTCAAATTATTAAGTTTAGATCGAAGTTCATCACCGTATGCTTCGGCTTTTTGTAGGTCTTGTTGTAATTTCTTATTCAGTGCGGCTGATTTTGCAATATCTGCTTGTAGTGCTTTTGTGCTTGCTTCAGCAGTTTCAGCGGCAATTTCTAATTTTGCATTGTTCTCACGTAGAACTTTAATTGTATTCTGCGTGCTTGTGTAGTAAGACTTAGCAGCATAACCTACACCGCCTAGTAATGCTACTACAATAACAACTGCATAGATTTTAATCATCTATCTTAACTGCTCGCATTCTTGCTACTAATCTATCTGCACGTTTGGTTACTTGTCTATACCAGTTTGAATCAACCATTTCGTCTGCGGCTGCATTCCAATCTCTAGCATCAACTCCACGTTTCATGCCTTTAAATTTTGAAAGTCTTGGACGCCCCATGTTAAACATCATGTTTGCAATTATTCTTTGGACTTCTTCTGGGAGTTCATCAAAGTCAGGATATAAGATGTTGCAGTCATTGATGACTGTTTGGACGTCGTTGTCAAAGGCTTCATTGCATCTATCTTCTGAGACAGGTGTTCCAACCGGTTGTCCATATTCTGGATCACTATCAATAACCAAATGACCAATACCAAAAGTAGGCAACCCGAGATGGTCGAGGTATATTTCATTAACTGAGCCTTCGTCATATGCTATCTCTTCTCTAAGTTTATCTATGTCCATTATTTTTTCCTTCCATTACATAGGTATTTATGTATCTAGCGGCCTCTGCATGAGCTTTTTCAAGTGGATGACTACCTGGACCAATTGGATAACCATGTTTGCCAGACCATTCTCTAAATGTAAGTCCTTCAAATTCACAAATAGTAGGTACCACTGATTTTTGTAAAATTTCAATTGATCTTTTCCAATGATTGTGTATACCGGAATCAAAATTAGAACGTAGAGTATCTATTGTTTCTTTGAATGATGTATCTTGGCATGTGAATATAAAATCAACTTTATGGTCTTTCAGTAAACACAATGATGAATGCATTAATTGTAAATTGCGATTGAGATTCCATAAATCGTTATCAAAGTTTTTGTAGTAATCTAATTCAAATTTTTGCTTTGCTGATCCTGGACAAAGTGTGCTCCATCTATCATCATTATCTAAAAAATCAAATCTTCCAAAATAGGTCCAGTTTACAATATAAAGATAAGGCCTTTGAAACTTAATATGACTGTTGACCATATTGCTTATCCATTGATTGCCTCTGCCACCTTCTGAACGACAATCATATTCAACTTCTAATGCTTCTGCGATTAGTGCTGGCCATGTTTTTTTGCTGTGGGCGAATGGATTTGTGGTTGATTGTGGTGGACAATCGGATAGCTCATCACCTCTGGTGAAACTGTCACCAAAAGCAAGTACTTTTTTATAGGGCATTATCTACCTGCGTTTGCTAATAAATTCTCTATATCTTTGGCACGTTTGCCTTTGTTATATATAGTCTTAGGAGAAATACCGGCTGCAGTTCTCATCTCGTTGAGCTCAAACTGCTCACGTTCACGATAGGTTTTTGGCGAAGTTGGTACTAATTGATTGAATGTTTCCACTGTAAAAGGCATTTCTTTACCACGATAGCCCATGGTCCATCCATCACCTTCATATTCAGTTAATGTGTTAAAGTCATCGAGTAAGTTAGCTATGTTATCGCCTGTGTAGTTTCTGCGTTTTAATTCAACATACACTAGATATCTATTTGGTTTGACTTCACCTGGTGACATGTCTGCATCTAGTACAAAGTCATAGCCTTTTTCAAACCAGTTGATCAAGTCTACTGCGGCTTGTCTATCACGTACATAAAAACTAGCAACAACTATCTCATCATCGTCGCCCATTTTGCTTGAAAAGTCATCAATGTAGATGGTGCTTTTCATCATGCCTGCTAGGTCTTTGTAGCCTATTCCTTCTGTTAAATTAAACTTGGACATCGATGTTTGTATCCATTTCTTGTTGTGCATCTGCATCCATGACCTGTTGCTGATCTAGGTCTGCATCGTAGGCATCGTCGAGATCCTGTAGATCAACTGTTTCATCTTCTAGTTCTATGCTACCAGTCCGTATGTCTGACATTAGACTTTTTGGCATGATTATTTCAACTAGCCATACTGGTTTTTCTACGAGTCTAGCAACTTTTGTGCCTGGCTTGAAATCGCTTGGATCTTTTATTTTTACAGGCACTTTCATTTTGGTTTTCTTCCATTTAACTTCGCAATCAAACGGTAGTAATCGCATGGCACCTCTTGGGTCTGGCATCAATTTTGCTGGCCATAAAAATGTACAACTTGTTTTGTAAGGACCTTGTTCTGGACCTGCTACTAGTTCGCCAAGTTCCCAGTTGCGAAATGCAAATATATCAAGTTCATTGAGCACACGTTCAAAGTCAACCAATACACGCATGCTACCATCACTCATGTAGATGCCTTTGATATTGTCTGCAACCATCCAATAATCGGAACCATCTTTGAAAAATTCTGAATCACTAAGTGACATTTGAGGCCTTTTTGTTTTGCTATTACTAGTATTTACCTTTTTATTAAACTTACCAGTTTTTTAAAATCCATATATAAGCTGGACTAGTAAAACTAAAAAACACCTGCCCGTTGCACCCCATGTAATGATCGTAGGTATTTTGTGATATTTCTGTGGTTCCGTTATTGTCATGACAGTACACACAATGATCAGTGAGTTTATGCCCAAGTTCAAAGTTATCTAGCTTAAAATTTTCTGTAATTAATGCAGCATCACTTAGTATTTTACCGTTTTTATCTAGTTTTGTATGTTCATGTTTTTTTCCTGCCATTAGCCAGGATAATTCTTGACTTTGATTTTCGTATGTGTGTAACATAATATTGATATCTGTAGACTCACATACATGATCTACACTGTAGATTAGTTGTTGATTATGATAAAGGTTAAACATTAAAGGTGCACTGTAATCAGTGCTATATAATCTAAAACTTATTGGAAATTTATGCATCACAATCGCCACAGTTGAATTGACACACACTGTATTGATCAAGGTTATCAAAAAAGTCTTTTGTAATATTGTTTTCTAGTACTTTGGTAATTGTGGTATTTCGAATATTGTACTCATCTTTGTTTAATCCAAATGGATTCTTGTAGTAGAATCTAAAATCATAAGAATAACAACAAGGCGTGTAAAAGCCATCTGCAGAAATAAAGTGGAAACTTTCTGTTGATAAACATGCTGGATTAATTTTTTTTTCTTTTTGTTTTTGCTTCCATGCTTGCATATTTTGATCACGTAAACCAATTTGTTCTGCAGAGGGTTTTAGATGTTCTGTGTATTCATCCCACCTATCACTTTTGTTTACTTCGAATTCTTTGATACCAATGTGTTTGCATAGTAGTTCTGCTTCTTTGATATCGTTTTCATTAAATGAAAATGGTATATAAGACCATTTGGACTTACAATTACTTTGTGCAACCACTTTCATACCTATTTCAATGCTTTGCCAATCAGCATTTATACGGTACTTTGTAAAGTTTTTTGGTAGCCCGTCGATGCTAAATCTTATTGTATCTTTGTCTGATAGTAATGCAACAAACTGTTTCCACCAATCCTTTTTTTTATAACTACCATTGGTTACGATTTCTAAAATAGCATCTCGACTTTTAAGTTGCGAGACAATATTAAAAAAATCTGGATGATAAATTGGGTCTCCGTAGTGCCCGCATATCAAAATATTTTTGCCTTTTAGATCAATATCTAAAAAGTTCATTAAAGTTTCTGCATCCAGACTTTGGTTTTTCCAATGTTGAGGAAATATATTGATAAACTGTGTACGAGGACACCCAGGACATTTGAGCATACAGATATTGGTGAGTTCTAAGTGAAGTCCTTGAAGCATTAAAATACTTATATAGATAAAGTAAATGCTTGTTTATTTAGTGGAGTATATTGAAACTTTACATACAGTATTTCTGATTTTTTTAAAGTTTAAATATTATTGTGGGTAGCGAATAACCTCAACCTTTAGGAGATACAATGTCTCGAGCTAAACGAAAAGCAAAATATCAAAGACAACTACTTCAAGACAACACAATAAACTTTAATCAAGCACTAAAACGCAAGCACATAGAACTTCTTCCGAAGTCACGCAATCAAGAACAACTAATCTTAAACCTACTAGATCCACACACGACTATTGTTGTGGCAACTGGGCCTGCAGGTACGGGTAAGACTTACCTTGCGATGTTAGCGGCTATAAAAGCATACAGAGATGGTGCATGTGAACGTATTGTGCTTACCCGTCCAGCAGTAGGTGTTGATGATGAAAAGCATGGATTTTTGCCCGGTGACTTGAACAGTAAAATGGAGCCGTGGACAAGACCTTTGTTTGATGTACTACGTGAATTCTATACCGCAAAAGAAATAGCACGTATGCTAGAAGAACAAACTATTGAAATATCACCACTGGCTTTTATGAGAGGACGTACATTCAAGGATGCCTGGATTATAGCAGATGAAATGCAAAATGCAACGCCTAATCAAATGAAAATGCTAATGACAAGAATAGGCGAGAATTCAAAAATAGTAATCACAGGAGATGTTGAACAAACGGATAGAACCGTACACAATAACGGTTTAATTGATTTGTGCAAACGACTAGAAACTGTTCGCAGTGGACTAGCTGTCTGTTACATGAGCAATCAGGATATACAAAGACATCCTATTATTGACACAGTATTGGAGATTTATGCAAGTTAATTAAGTTTTAACCATTGTTTTTTTGAGATTACATTGGATCTATGATCCAATGTGCTTTCTTTATCATTTTTAGTAGGGCACATTGCACAGATCTTGTGTGGTTTGCCAAAGTTTTTTATGAAATTTTTAATAGTTTTATCACTACTATCAATGGTTATTGCTTGATAATCAGTGTACGGCTTCCAATCATCTGTAATTGGTTGTTTCCAGTCATTTAACACACGATTCAACAATGCTATGCTACTACATTTATAAATTTTGCCTTGGTATAATAGAGGACAGGTTTTTTGTATGCACATATCAAATGCATCACGAGGGTTGTTTTTGTGAGGGCTCATATTACCAAATGTGCCTTTGTAAGTTTTAAAAAATTGTGTAGGCGAATTTATTTGTAGACGTGTATTGTTAGGACCAATCCAACGATTAATACCGTGCTCGGTTACTGGTAACCATTTATACTTTTTTAATACATAATTTATTGCATCCATTCCATAGTCTTTGTTTTCATGTAGAGTAAACTTAAACACAGTGTTCCCAACATCTACACACCAGTCAAATACCTCACGTTTTTTATGAAAATTTACACCATTGGTTGTAAATCTAATCTGAGAATTTGGTAACAGAGAACGTACTCCATAGATCCACTGTTCACATTCTGGATTAAGTGTGGGTTCACCACCCATTATACCAAAGTCTGCGATTTCGACACGTTCAATCCATGCGTTAAGCCATTCTTTGCCTTGTTTCCAACTGACACTGCCTTTCATGTTGTAATCACTATAGTTGGTGCATCCTGCACAACTTAGGTTACAAGCATAGGTGATCATGGTTTCAACAAATGGAAGTATTGGACGCATGAAATATTTATATGTTGGCTCTGGGGGTAGGACTCGAACCTACACGGTTAAATATATTGCAGTACATTTATCCACACCATGAACAGTGGTGCGTGTCTACCAATTCCACCACCCCAGATTATAAACTAAGCTGCCTTAGCTACGGCATTGTGTCTTTCTAAGGCAGCAATCATTCTTGTCATGCCTATTCCACCGCCTACTCTTGGAAAGAAATCAAATTTTAAAAATTCTTCTAGTTCTGCTTCTACACGTTCTTTACCAAACAGTTTGTATAGTAAACTACTGTAAGCACCATCTGTAATAGTGTGGAATGTATTTCTCATCATGTCTACATCAGTACTACGTTCTGCACTTCCTATTGTTTCCATGCCACCAAGTATAACATCAATCTTCTTTGATTCTGTTTCACCTGGGTATCTACTCATGTTCCAAAATGGTGATGTCATTTCTGGAAAGTCTGTGATCATTGTAGCACCAAACTCGTTGTACATTTTACCTTCTTCTTCAGCAGTCATTTCATAGTCACTTGCTAGTCCAAAATGCTTTTGCCATTCTGCATAAGTCTTTTCTGTTGGCCGTGGAAATCCTAAGTATTCACATAGTTCATATTCCATTGCTTTTAAATCATCGATATCACCAGGGAACTCAAATTCAAACATTGGAAAGATAATGTCGTGTCTTCCTGGGATAGCATTTGGCTCTTGTCTGTAGGACGTGGAGACACAAAAAAAGCCCTTTGCTGAGGGCTGACTTAGTAATTCATGTTCCAACCACATCTGGCCGGTTTGTGGTAGCGGCCATACTTGGCCTGCATAGTTATATGTTGCTACATTAAATGGATCTTCGCATGCGGCTAGTATGCTCAATCTGTTTTGTGTGTGTACTTCAAGAAAACCTTTTTCCAAAAAAAATGACCTTAAAAGGCCAACTGTGGAAGTAAATTTGCTTGGTTCGATTAGTTGTGTCATTTTTGTTTCCTTTAGTCAAAAAAAATTTAAGTCAAAAAAATATCGACGCTGTTGTCGTTCGTTTATTTAGCATCAACGTCGATATTGTGTAATTTATAGTCCGTTTGGCACTATCACATAGTGTATGGCAAGTACTATTCCTAAACTTGCACCCAAGCCTATCATCATCTTCATAAAGTCTCTTCCTACAATAGGAAACACATTCTTTAATCTGTATGACCCGTTACTCATTGTACTGATTGCTAGTTCTCTACCACATAACAATCCAACAAATACCCAAGTAGTTGACATTGGAATATTGTTAAGTTCCTTAAAGAAGAACAAGCATAAGAAGTATGCGCCATCAATTATACATGCACTTCGTACATATCTAGTGTGTTGCTTTTCTAATACAATCTTTTGTATCTTTCCTCCACCTTCACGGAACATAAATCCTAAGCCTAGTACAAATACCAAACTTACACCTATCATCATATCCCAAGGAACTGCTCTTGGTAAGAACACTGCTATGTTGGCAACGTCATGACTTAACCATGTAAACCATAAGAAGCCTGTAGTTACCCATTGTCCTATACGCCAATATTTTTTGTGTTCTTCTTTTACAGGATCATTACGTTCGTTGAGCCATCGTGCTATTAATATCCATAAACAGTAGGCAAATACACCTGCGACAGCATAACCCATGATTGATTTAACCAGCATCTTCTCTAGTACAAATGTACTTGCAAAGGCACTTAAAACTAAAAAAGATGTACTAACTGGTACACCTATTCTTGTTAACAGTAATAATACCAACGGCGCCGCCGCATGATACCATTGTATTTCTTGGAATGGAATCTTTGTAAGTCTACCATAACTTATATCTCCACCATTGGTATACCATCCATACCAAAGGCACCATAATAGAACTGCACTTGCGGCAGCCCACATTGTCGTCCACTTAAATCTTTGATTGTTACTTGCTATCCATGTACCTAGTGTTTGTACTGAATCGTTAGCAATAACTGAATAGCCAGCAAATAAAAAGCCTAGTGCCATCCATAGTGTCAGTTGGTCCATAACATAATGTCCTCTTGTTAAAAGTTGTGTCTACTGGTTATTTAAGGTTCGAAATATTACAGTTTTGTTACGATTGTGTTACAGTTTTGTAAACATCTAACCAATTCTTAACTATTGGATAGTCAACATCTGCATTCATGTTGTGTCCATGTTCCATCAGTATCGGACGTAGTCCAAATCTCAAACCAGCAGTTGCATTTTCTGGCTTGTCTTCTAACCAGTAGCAGTTTGAACCTGCATACTTGCTAAGTGCTTCGTCTTTGTCTGCACCTGTGTCTAGACATATCACCTTGCTGAATGCAGTTTTACCAAACATTTTTTGTAGATTCATTTCTCTAAGTTTGGCTGCATTTTCATCTAGACTTAAACTTGTTATACAAATAAATGTGTAACCATGTTGTTCATGGAGTCTTTTGACCCAGTACATGGCATCTCTTAGCACTGGAAGAAAGCCTATTGCGGCACTTTCATTAAACTGTTTAATTAGTTTTTTAACTTGTTCTTTTGTGATACCATAACGTTCAGCCATATCATATTTGAACTGGTATCCTTCTGTGGTTTCAAATCCATGTTGTATCATCCAACAATTAAATGCCCACTCCCAATCTAGTAGGACTCCATCGCAATCTGTAAGTATTGTTTTTTCGTATTTTTTATATCTCATCATCATCTTTCTATCTATATTAACATTGGCAACTTTGGATACGGTGTTGCTATACCGTTTTGCTGATCTAAGTAAGCACATATAAACTCTAGCATTACTGAATCATGCATGGTTAAGTAGTAATCTAATGCTTCGATACCTACTGTATCTTGATATACAAAATCGTCTACGTTGTGCTTGCTAACGTAGTGTTCAATTGCTAATCTTTCAGTTTGTATTGTGAACATATTTTTCCTTTTTGTTATTATACTTTACAATAACACGGGAAAAGGATTATGTCAACCTTTTTCTACGATTTGGCAAAATTTATATGTCTGAGGACGGCTGTCTTTGAGAATTTCCATGTATTCAACTGCTTCTATACGTGTAGAAAATTCAGCAACTACCACTGGATCTTGTATTCTTGGGGTATAGACTATTTCGAAGATCATTCTTGATTCATTTCCCACATGTTATAAACATCAGCAAAGCCGCCATACATAGGTGAATATTCATTGACGTTTTCTTCCCTCCACTCCATAATCTCGTCCCATTGCTCTTGGGTTAATTCATCAATGTCTTCGATATCAAAGTGGGTGCTGATAGCATGCTCAACACAATTGTATGCTTCTCTTTCAATATGTTCTTCATCTTTGTGCATTCTTGGCCAGTCAAATTTATTAGTCATTGTTTGCATCCTCCAGGATTTGTTTTCTGCCTTCTTCCCCAATTTGAGAATCAAGCATGGTTTTAACATGTTGCAACATAGCACATGCCATCATCAGTATGTCTTCTCTATCGTCACACATCAAGATCTGTTGTTCTATTGGTTTGCATAATTCTCGCATGCGAGCTTGTATATCAGTCATTTTCATCACTCCACTTCAAAGGTGCCTTAGGTGGTGGAGCTTGTATTACATCACTCAGTGAGTGTATTGTTTCGCTTGCGACAATAGTTTCATCTGACAGATTTTCTTTGTTAATGTATTTTATATTGATAACACATGCCATGCCCACAACTGTAGCACCAGTCCGCTTTATCAACTGTTTGGCGGCGATTATACTACCACCAGTGGCAATCAAATCATCTACAATTAAAACACGACTGGTATGACCAAGTATGCCTTCTTGCAATACCATTGTGTCCGCACTGTATTCTGTATCATAACTTTTTGACTCTAGTAACTTACCTGGATATTTAGATCCTTTTTTCCTTAGCATCACAAAAGGCACACCAATGAGATTTGCAAGTACTGCACCAACCACAAACCCTCGGCTTTCTAAGCCAACTATGTGGGTTATCTCTCCGTTTTGATTAAACTGTGTTTGTACCGCAAGAGACAGTTCTGTGGCTACTTGATCCCATGCAGGTTGTGCAAACAAACTATTTACATCATAAAAGTTAACACCACCCACTGGATAATCAGTGACTGTTCTCATGTAGTTGGTTGGTTTAATGGAATTTGTCATATGAGTCCTTTCTTGCCCAGGTATATTTTAGTTTGGCAGTTTCAGTTAATGTGTTTAATAGTTCTATATCTGGAAGTTTTCCGTATGTCAAAGATGGAATAGCATCAACAATCACAACAGGAAGTTCTGAAAGTAGGTTTTTTTCAGTGTCAGATACTTTTTTACTTCGTGCAAGTATAGCTTGATGATTGCCTACAAACACAAATCTCCAATCAGTATTTTTCACAAAATCAAATGTTGCCATGCTTACTGCTGGCCAAAAACTTTGTAAAAAATCATCTACAACAATGATTTCTGCACTCATACTGTTGCAGTAACGTAAATCTCTTGCAGTTCCTTGGTAGTCTTTTGCAGCATCAAGATGTATCAAATTTACTTTGTAATCTTCAGTAAGATCTTTACTATCTGAATCAACAAATTCGCTAGTTTTCAAAAAATCATAACAAGCAGACTTTTTCCAACCTTGTTGCCAATGATCAACCAGCACAGTTTTTTTTGCATACTGTAGCATGCTATATGCACTGCCGCCGTCGCCTACGCCAATTTCCATACATGTTTGAAATTCATTCACAAAAGCACAGTACACAAACCAATCAAAACCGGTTTTTCCTGGTAATGGAATGATGCCAGCAATTTGATCTTGTATTTTATTTTCTAAATACATATACACCCTCCCATTTTTCTCTTCCTTGTTTGCGATCATTACCCACACCTGGACGTGTGTTCAACATCATTTTAATAGTTTCAACATGTTTGAATCCTATTTTTTCTGCAGTATCGATCCATCTTTGTGTAACTTCATAGGGTTCTTTTCTGTCGTAACTTTTGTAGTCTGCAATGTTAGTTGCGAAAAGTCCTTCTTTATTGAGTCCTCTATGTATGTGTTCCATGGTTGGAACAACGTATCCATCAAACCATTCATCTTCTGTTTTAAACTGTACCATACACTGTGTCGCTTCATCTGAATACTTCTCCAAGTTAAAATAGGGAGGACTACTAAATGCTAAATCTACATCCTCGGGTTGATATTCTTCGCTTACACTTTGTACAATAGTACCTCTTACACCTGTTGCTTCATCAACAATATCATTTAGATAATTGAGATATTTTACGGTTTCAGTGTTAGGTTCTACACCTATGTAATCATACTTAAAATTACTACTACCTATGCCTAACAGTCGACCACCATATCCACAACTGTAATCATATACTCTGCCCCAAAGCACAGGACATAAATGTTCCGCTATTGCTTTAGCATTTTGTGCTTTAAAGTTAGTAACATTTTCTCCTGTAACCAGTTCAAGTGCAGTCCTTAGTTGTGTAGGTCTTAGTAATCGATCACCAGTTCTAAACTCAAAACAGATACGTATTGCCCGTTTTAGTTTGCGTTCATCATAGAATCTATCACGTAAACTGTTTGAACCTCTGCCCTTAGGCTCTGCAGTCATCATGTTAGGAAATAAAAACCTGTTTATGGTTTGTCCTCTGTTGTTTCCTAGTCCAATTTTTCCTTGTTCTACATTGTTATATGATAGTTTACTAAATTTACGTACTGCTTCTACCAAACCTTTGTGTGTGAAATACACAATAGGAACAATGTTTATACTACGATAGATTTCGTATACACGTTCGATAGTTCCTTCAGGATCTCGATCATATTGTGCTTTATCAAATGCGTCTAGTTGATCGTAAACACTTTCATAACCAGTGAATTCATCACTGTTTACACGTGCTGAATTAATATTCCATATTTCATACAAATCTTGAATCATAAGTCTATTATAACATTTTCTAAGAGTTTGTCAAGATAGATGTTTTATGATTTTATCTGCAATTATTTGGTGTGTCTTTGGTCCAGGATGTATGTTATCAACTGGTGCAAAATCTATTTGCATTTTACGCATGCTTTCTTCAAGGTTTACCCATAAACTTTGGTCGGTATAAAGATCTACGTCCTGTATCCAATCTACCATGCCATTGATATAAATTACTTTGGTTTCATATACTTTTGCTAGATTATTAAGTATTACGCAGTATTCGCTTAGATCTTTGAGATTTTGATAATCACCATTAAGTAGTAGAAGTGTTTTTTTAAATTTTGTATGAGTCTCGGCATCGATACTCAATGTTGCAGACTGGTAAGGTGCATCGCTCCGATCGTTTGCAAACCACCAAACATTTTTCTCAGGACTAAGCCACAGTCTACTTACCTCACTCCATTGTACAAATACTATTGAGTAATCTTCGCAATCTATGCTATTAGCTGCGGCATGAAATATTCTTTTGTTACTGTTGCCTCTTATTGCAAAGTTATCGTATTCCCAGTTAAAATGTTTGCAAACCAATTCTGGATACAAATAGATGTCTCTTTCATGTTTATGAAATCCATCTCCTTGTGTAAAACTGCATCCGTGAAAAGCAACTCTTGTCATTCTTGAAACTCAAGCACTTCAATCATTGCACACAACTTTTCTTTAGCCGCACGTAGATTTGAAGCTGGTACCCATGCTTGTCCTATGCCTGTGTATTCATCAACTTTTTCCAGCGA